TTACGTTGCTACTGTCGCCCCGTACAAGTATCTGCCGGGCGGATACCGTTCTGAGAGTACGTATGAGTCAACGCAAGTTGCTCAGCCGTCTCTCAAGTGGAAATCCGTAGACATTACTGCTAAAGATAGACCAATCGGGAGTGAAATGGGTGAATTTTCCAAATGGAAAGTTCAAACATATTCGCCTCCGAGAAGTCGTCTTCAGCACGAACACCTTCGCCGTTGGTATGATAGTTCTCCCTCAGGATATTGGTACATCCTGTTGAAGGATACTATGTATACCGGTAAAGGGCCAGCTGCATACATCACTGAAGCCACTGTAGACGCGTTGCAAACGGAAACGTGGAGCCGTGCTGAAGCAGTAATGCAGAAGCACGTCTTGCCGATGTATAAGAACACCTCTGTTCTTAAACAATCGACAACACTTTTCCGTAACATCGTAGAATTACGCGACTTGCCTCGAGGAATCATACAATTGCGTGATTCCTTCGTTGCGTTGCGTAACCTATCCGAGTCCTTAAAGATACCTAAGAAGGTGTTGGAGCGAATTCACTCCTTTAAGACCACCGGCTTAGCTATTCCGAAAGAGTACTTATCGTACCAATTCGGTTGGGCTCAGACCTACAGAGACGTCCGTGATTTGTTGCTTGCTCCAGATCGGATATCAAAACGTGTAAACTTTTTGATACGTCGAAATGGAAAAGCAACAACTTATCGTACTCAGAGGACTTATTCTGAGGACGCTAAGGGATCCTCCGGCTTTATCCACTCTAGATTTCCATCAGAAACCGTGATTGCAGAGGACACGAATGTCCACTGGGATCATACTCTCAAAATGGTAATTAATACCACTTTTGAGTTTCCTGATGTAGATCTACCGAGTTTTCGGGAGAAAGAGTTCTACCGTCAACTAGGTGTCGTGCCCAGTCCAACGGACCTATATAATTTGGTCCCTTGGACGTGGCTTTTTGATTGGTTTACCGGCTTTGGTAACTACGTCGAAATTATCGACAGCGTTAACTCAGACGATAATCTGATCAATTGGGGGTTGCTTACCTGTAACACGGAAGGCAACCTTACCACGACATATGTGGCTAAGCTCCAGGACGCAGATACGTGGGGTACTGACCCTACTCGGTTTACTTATCCGAGGCAGAGTCATCAATCCCACCTAATGTTCTCTTCTCAAGTCAGAAGAGATGTATCTACGATCCTAAATGTGAAGACAACGGGTGATACGAGCACGTTAAGCACGTATCAGCTGTCTATCCTTGGCGCTATTCTTTCGAGTAGAGCCAAGTTTTAGCTCTAGGAAATTCTTCCTAGGGCATCATACATTCAAAGGAGTCGTCATGCTTGTTGATCCAGTGACCGTTGCCGCTTCGGCGCCAAATCCCGCACTTTCGATGGCAGATGTCAACCAAGACGGGTTTGGATCCGAACGCCGTGATTTGAACGACGGGGGTTATACCCTGAAGATCAATCATGGTAAGCTTAAGGACGGTGAACGTCATTATATCCAGCTGTTGCTGGCTAAGGACGTCACTGATCCTTACACTGCGGTTGTACGACGCAAAGAAGCGTCGTGCTCTATGTCAGTTTCGTTGCCGGTAGGCTTCACCTCTACTGAGGGTGTTAACCTCATAAAGATGTTGCTCGACACGATTGCTGACACAGACGTCACTACTACAAAGTTGCTCCAATGGCAAAGTTAATAGATTACGCAATGTC